GATGCTGCATCACCTCTTTGATGTAAGAACCCCGAAAGTCTTAGCTGAAAAGGAGCTTCCAGGTCAGAGGGCCGGGGTAACCGTCGGCATCCGCCTTCAGCTCCTTGTGAGCGAGCTGGAAGGCCTTGACCGCAGCACGGTCCACAGCCGTCCAGGACGGGCCTGGACCCTCCTTGTAGTGCCCGTAACCCTTCTTCACGAGCTGGGTACCGAGCTGGGTCACGTACCGGTTCTTCGCTCCCGGACGGAAGTAACCGGCTCCAGGGAAGGCCGGAACGGTCGGCTTACTTGGCTTGCTTGGCACGGTCGGCGTGCCCGAGCTGCCGCCGGTCGAGGGCTTGGGAGCCGCAGCGAACAGAGCCTTGGTATCGATCAGACCTGGGTCCCAGTGCTCATTGCCGGGAATGTTGCAGTGCCCGTAATGGCCACCCTTGGTGAGCCAGACATCCCGCGTGCGCTTAGCGTCAGCATCCGCGTAGTGGTCGGCGAGTGCACCCATAGGGAAGATGTCCGGGACACCCCAAGACCGGATTGCAGTCATGAGTGCCTTGAAGTTCTTCCCCGGCTTCCAGTAGCCGGTAAAAGGCGTTCCAGCCTTAGCCAGAACCTCAATCTGAACACACACCTTGCCTACGCGGTTCGTACGCGTAGAGCCGTCATTCTGGAGAGCACGGGCCGACTCGTTGAGCGGTCCGAACTGGCCAATTCGGTCAGTCGTTGGATCGTAGAGAATGTGTGGCTCAAAGGCCTCTGCAATCAGGTACTTAGCGACGCTGTCAAAGGCAGCGTTACCGGCACCGGACTCCGTGGTGTGCCATACAACGCGTGCAGGCGCATCAGGCTTGTCCATGGCTCCGCCAATGGAGCCGTCTCCGAGACGCTCAGCGCCAGGAATCCAAACAGTAGACATTAGTCCTCCGTGGGGTTAGTAGCCAGGCGGATAGCCGCAAGGCGGTTGGGTTCGAGAGCAGTAAGGAGCTGGATAAGGCGTTGGTTCTCCCGCTCAATGGCGGTGAGTCGTGCCTTAATCTCAGTGAGGTCATTCGCTAGCCGGTCAGCCCTCACCTTTTGGGCCTCGGCCTCTTCCTTCCAGACCCTCGCGGAACTGGTGCGGAGAGCCGCTAGGACGACCACGACGGCAGCCACTACAGAGGAGAGCGTCCCTGCCAGTGGGAGAAAGTTTTGTGCCATGCCAGGGGCTCCTTTGGGGCAGCAGAAAGGGCCCCGACTCGAAGCCTGGGGCCCTATCCGACGTTTACTGAGTTAGGGGGTGACCTTCGTGACGAGTCGCACGTAAGGGCGTTCGTCCGGGTTCCCGTTCGGGTTGTTGTCGATGAGGACAACGCAATAAGCGATGGCTTCGTCCTTGTCCTCGAACTCACCGTAAAACCCCTGATTCGACGAGACGATATAGATCTCTTCAGTGGTCAATTTGCCTCCTAGCTAAGTCCCGCCCAAAGGCAGCTACCGGATGCGGCACGGCCCGACATGGTGACGGTCGACGGCAGCGCAGTAAGACCGGTGCCCGTAGTGCCCCAACGAAGCGTGGCGTTTGAAAGGTTGACATTCACCGTGCTGGCTGACGCGCTGCTTCCCACAGTCCTAAGGAACTGAGGGGGAGTCGTTCCTACGGACAGGAGCCCGACGTAATAGGTGCCCGGAGAAAGGGCAACACCTGCCGTGAGAGCCATTGACTTGTGTCCCGAGGAAACCCAGTTGGATGCCTGGTCAGCAGTGGACCCGAGAAGGACTCCATTCGCGTCGTACAGGCCTGCGAGGTTCTGACCGGCGGTGAGGGAGGCACCAGCCGTCTGGATCGACACCACGAGGTTCGTAGCCGTCGCACTGACCGGCACATCAACCCTGGTCATGTGGAGAACGCCTGAGGTCGTACCGCTCTGTCCTACGGCCGAAGCGGGGTCATAGTTCCATGCCACGTAGCCGTTACCGGCAGGCGAGAAAGGAGAACCGTTGTTGAGGATTCCCACGCTGCCGTCAGCGTTACGGACCTTCGCTATGCCGTTCTGTGAATACAGGATGGCTCCGCCGGACGCATTGGAAGTAGGGAGCGGGGAAGCGTCCTTAATGCTGAGGACACCGCCACCCCCGCCCGTGTCGGGCGTGGTAGAGCCAATTTGAATGCTGCTGGTGTGCAGCGACTGACCACGGTGGATAACCTGACCCTGAGCGTTCACCTCAAACCGGGCAATGCCGTCTGCGTCCTTCACAAGGACAAGCTGAGGAGTGCCTCCGACGGTGGTGAATCCAATGACTTCAAGAGCGACGGTCGAGCCGTCATTCTGCTGAATGAACGTACGGCCCACATTCAGAGGGCCGGTAACGGTAGCGGTGTCGGCAACGAGGTTCTGAACCGCCACTGCACCGGACGTAAGCTCAGCTGGACCAGGACCCGCGTGAGCTGCCTGGTAGATATACCCAGAGACACCCTTCTTGGCGATGTCTGCCGTGTAAATGCCTTCCGCGTACGCGGGCAGGCCGTAACCGTAAACGACTGCGTCAGCACGCTTACGCTTACGAATGTAGACGCCGTCACCCTCGGTCGATCCGTTGTCGTTCGTGTTGGCCTCGACCGTCCAAATGTAAGTGGCGTCGTAGGCGATTACGATTCCCGTGTGATCCTGTCCGGAAGTGCCGTACATGACCTGAGCACCGAGGGCCGGATACCAGGACCATCGTCCCGCATTGTTGTAGAAGGTAACGGCAGCAGAGCAATCCGCAGTACGAGCGAAGAGCGAAGCCACACCAGCCCGCATTGCAACCCAGCTTGTGAAGGTTGCACACCAGGACTGGCCCTGAGCCCAAGTGAGCCCAGGGACCTCGTTTGCATAGCGGGCAATGTTGTTCCATCCGCCCTCGACATAGCCCTCTCGGACTCCGACTTGAGACTTGGCCACAGCAATTACCTGGGCCATCTGGTTATTCGTCATAGGTCCCCTATCAGCTATTGAGGAGAGCGGTAAGCACTCCCGCCATGTAGGAGTTGCCTGCGTCAGAAAGAAGCGAGTTGTCTGTACCGGCAGTGCCGGGAGCGGACGAGTTACCCCAGTAACCCAGTGAGTTGAAGAAGTTCCAGGAGTTCCGGCCAAGATTCCAGAAGTCCACCACCGCAGCTTCAAAGGTGTTAGCCAAGGCGTAGGTACGGTCTGCGAAGTCCTGGAATCGGTATCCCTGAGTGTCAGACAGACCAATGTGCGGGAGGACAAAGACAATGTCGGTTGCCCCCATGTTGGAGCCGCCGTCCTTGACCTGGGCAAGGTGCTGACGAACCTGAGATGCCCAGGTGTCGACGGCAACGCCGTCAATGGCATCCTGAGGGCTCACACCGTAGATCAGGAGATCCGCCGGATAAGAGCTGCCGCCATTCCAGCCCACCTTTCCCGAAGGGAGGTACTGGGCCGCATTAGCGTTCTTCTTGGCGAAGTTGTTGAGCACAACCCCGGAGTTCATCTCAGCGGACACACCGCAGAGGGAGAGGTACTGAGCAGCCGTACCTGTGTGCGTGACCTTGACCGTGTGGGAACCGGCGCTGAGGCCGGTCACAGTGGTCTTGAGGACCGTCAGGCCGGTTGTGGTCGAGTCGGTGACGGAGACGGCCGTAGCGCCGTCGATGGAGTACGTCCAGGAGGACCGGCCTCCGTCGCCTCCGAGGGTGTAGATGGTCACGGAGGTCCCTCGGACCGTCCACGTCATCGAGCTGCTGGGCGTAGACGTGTACAGGTAGCCCCAGCCCGGACCCACGGGGTATCCCCCGACAGCCCAAGTGCCTGTCTGGGGAACGAGGCCACCGCTCGTGTTCCACTGAGTAATGGCCGTGGTCTCACTGCCAGCGATCCCGTTCGCACTAAAGAGTGCAGAGACAAAGCCCGAGCCGCCATCCCCATTGGCAGCCTGGAGACTGGTCCTGAGGACTCCGGGCCAACTCTTGGTGACAATGTTTGAGGCGTAGAAACCGGCGGCTGTAGATCCGCCTATGACCGCAATGGAAGCCTTACCGGTACCTGCCAGGGCTGCGGCCCTCTTAGGGCGCCAGAACTCTCCCCATTGGCGGGGAACCTGCACACCCTTGCCAGTGGCCTTCCCGTTAGGGGTAACGAGCCATCCGGCATCAGACAGCTTCACGAAGGTGGTGTCTGCGTAAGCCCGGTCCCCATGAGGGTCGGGGACGAGGTTGTTTACGTGGTTCTTAAGCCGGTTACCGATGTCAATGGGTGTGATGGCAACTCGACCACCGCCGAAGTCAACCCACAGAACCTCAGTCCCGTCAGGGCCCATGAATGCGGGGACCATGCCTTGGGAGTCGGCGACAAGCTGACCTATGGCATGCCCGTTCATGTCGGTGAGGTCGGTTACCTGTAGCGCATTCCCTCCAATGCCGTCCCAGACGGTACCCATAGCACCCGGAACGCGAGAACCGTTGACGTCCTCCGCAACGTCCGCAGCCGTGCCGCCGAACTGATTACGAGCCATGTGATACCGCCTTATTCGCTAAATTCATTGGCCTCGATTACCCCAGAGATGGAGAACGATGAGCGGGCAGGGAACTGCCTAAGACCGTCGAGGCCTTCGGCAAGGTTCGTAGCGTTCGGGTAGTGCAGGAACAGGATGTTTGACCCCGGCTGAGTCGTTGCCGTAACAGAGACCATGTTGGGCAGTCCGCCACTCAGGTACGGGTTCGAGAGGTACCCGTGAAACGTCTGAATCGCCTTGCTGTTTGAGTTCACAGGAAGGGAGACACCTACACGCCAGTTGGAGCCCGAAACGGCAAGACCCTGATCCTCATAGTCGTTGTTGATGGTCACGGAGAACCAATAGGTGTTAGGCGCAATCCAGCGCCAACGGCCCAGTCGGTTACCGGCAGCAAGAGAGCCGTTTACATAGAGAGTGCTAGGCGTATAGGTCCGACTCTTTCCGAAGTGCCGAGTAGTCACGTAGCCGTCTCGGCCGTTGAATGCCTCGTACTGCGTATCTCCGCCGTTACTGTCCAGGTCGTAGACCATCTGACCTCGTGGCATGAGGGCCGCACTATCCGTCACATTCCACGGGTAAGCCACCGAAGGGGGCATGTAGTGGGGGGCTCGCCGAATGGCAGAGATGGCACCCTGGTTAGCCGGTACGTCCACCGCAAAGAGGGGCATCTCCCAGACAGCACCAACCTGCCGTGTGGGCTGGGGTTCAACCGGCGTAGTGGCTGCGGAGCCCTGTACGACCGCTAGATTCACCGCAGCCTTAGCCATGTCGGCCCGGAGGACGATCAGATCTCTACGGCCCTTACTGGTGGTGTTATCGGCAATGGTGAAAACCTTGGTGCCTGTGAGCTTGTAGTAAAATCCCCCGACCCACGCTGTACCCGCTCCGATGGTGACGTTTCTGCCGCTGATCGTGGCAGTGAACGGAAGGCTGTTGCCGTCGTACGTGGTATTGACTAGGGGGAAGTCGATACGGTCTCCGGTCCACGCAAGGGCCATCTGTTGCCACTGCGTCTGAGAAACGACCTGAGAACCGCCATTGGCATTATCCGCATCGAACGGAAAACTCAGTTCAGCCATGGGGCCTCACATCCTTGCTTGGAGACGACGCAGTTTCTTTTGCATCTCGGATACCGTCTTGTACAGGTTCAAAGGTTCGCCTGAACCCTGCTGACCAATCTTGGGTGCGACGTCTTGCGTGTTCCCGCCGTCATCGACGGAGACCGTTACCTCACGTACGACGTCCACGTATTCAGTGCCGTCGACAGATACCGTGACTGTGTCCCCAACGAAGTAGTCACGCCCGAAGGCGCATTCTGCGGTGTCGATTGGGTAAATCTGGAAATTGCCGTCCTTGGCGCCTTCCGCAAAAGCCTGGTCGGCTGCATCTTGGGCTGCCGCCTTTGCGTCAGCCACATCAGAGTCAGTCATCGCAGGATCGCTCTTGACTGCCTCACCCGTATTCAGGTCGACCTTTAGCTGAATGTCACCGCGGTCGATGAATTGCTCAATTGACATTCCCCACTCGGCCTCAGTGGCAGTGTCAATCTTCTGGTAGTAGTAGCGCTCTCGCTTCTCACCAGCACAGCCGACAATTGCGCGGGTTATCTTGGGGGCGCCCAGGGTCCAGATGTACTCACGAAGATTGCCCAGCTCTGGGCTGAAACGGACCTCCTTGGAAAGGTCCCTAGGACGGAATACCTCAAAGTCGATCTGCTGAGTGTCGGCGTTGTAGATGAACCGGTAGGCGACACCCTTAGCGGTGAACCAGTCTTCGAGCTTGGAGCCGATACCGTCCATGCGGAGGTAATCCAGGACTGACGGCCAAGGGAATACGGGGCCCTCTGGCTCTTCACCCCAGTTGATTCCACTGATACGACGGTTGGACTGGGCACCAGGGCCGAGAGCGTTGTACAGCTCTTCCCATATGGTCTTCTCCATGGGCTTGAGCGGCGACACGAAACGCTGCCAACGAGCGTTCTGGTACTGGTTCGTTAGTGCCTTAGAAGGGTCGGGAAAAGCTAGCCTGCGATAGGCCAAAGTGTTGTGACACTTACCGGCGATGTAGATGGAGCCAGGACCGGTGTGCTGAAGCTTCGTCCAATACTTCTGGAAGGTATCTACGGGGCCACTCAAGACGGGCTTGTCGACTCCGTCTTGCCAAATGGCGATCCCGCCCCCCTTCTGGATGAGATCAGACTGAGGGGTGCCGTCCTTGATGAGGAGCTGCCATGCACCCTCTTGGGCGAGGCGCACAGTGAAGTCAAGGGACAGCCATTCGTCGATCTCACCAATACGCTTAAGGTTCTTGTCGAACACTTCAATGCGGTATCCCAAGGTCCCCCCCTATACGAATGACGCATACCGGGGGAAGTAGGAGAGGACGACTGCGGCCTTACCTACGCCGGTTACGACGCTGACTGTTGCGCTGGTTTCGCCTGGATCAACACTCCAGAACTGTGGGTTTGAATCGAGCTTTGACCAGTAGTTATTGCCCAGATCGTCGCTGACGGTCTTTTGTCCAGGGCGGGTGTCAATGGTCAGAATCTGTCCCGAGGGGACGAGATCGGAGCCGTCAGAAGGTGGCGAGGCCTTAACGGTGTCACCGTATGGACTCGTTAGCGTGAAGCTCTTGATAGGCCCGTACAGATTCCATATGGGCCATGCCTCGATGTCTCCGGGATTTGAAATTATGAGGTCCGAGCCGGCGCCCATTACCCCAGAGCTGATCTTCATCGGGAAGAACTTTTGTGAGCTGCTTAGGAACGGCGTTCCAGTTCCAAAGTCCCAGCGGGATACCCTCATCCGGTCCGGGTAGAACCAAGGGTCCATGGCGCTGAATGTCAGGCCGTACTTAGCCCAGGTGAACCCTGCTGTGTCTGTGACCTCTGAGCCCTCCATGCCGCCCTTGTAATAGGCCTTGAGAAGCCTGGTGGTGTTGTCTCCCTCGGTGAACTTCAGGAGGCAGTACCCACGCTTAGGGTTGAGGCTCTGGAAAAGCTTGCGCTTGATGTGGTTAACGGACGGCCGGTCAATACCGTAGAGGTAGACCGGAATCATGACCTCTCGTGCAGCAGCACGAGCGGAACGGTAGATAGAACCGTCCAAGTTGGGGGAGTCGTCAGAGAAGAGTGCATACGGGGGCATGTCCAATCCGGTAGCCCCCGGCTGCATGATGATGGAAGGCCAAGCAGAGTCATGGAAGCCGGTGAGGGAGATCTCCTCTCCCTCACCGTTCCTCCCGATCACTGAGACGTTTGTCCGGCCCCACTTCTCCGGTACCGGCGGCACCACATGACCGAGTGGTGGCGCTGTTACGACTCTTGGCCGTACCGGAATTGGCATAGAGCCTCCTTACAGGGTCGTGTAAAGGGCCTCCGCAGTCTGAAGGGCCCTCAGCACTGCCTGAGGCGTTGGCTCGTTGCGAGCCTCGTGGACGTGAATCTCGTACTTCTTTCCGTTGAGGATTCCCTCGGTTTGCTGGTTGTCGAATACACGCTCACCACCACCGAAGGCCACCAACTCACGGCCCTTCTCGCCCACCATGGCTAGGCCTGGAGAAGCGGAAAGGGTGCCCGTTGCATAGCCCTTGTTTCCGGATAGAACCGACTGCCACTTAGAGCCGTAGCGGTGAGAGGCATAGTTCAGTCCGGCATAGATGTTGGCGAGTGGGTTAACCGAGGTCCCAAACTTGAAAGGACCCGTCCCGGCAAAGGGACCAGCCCACCGCTTGTACGTCGGTCCAATGACCTGCATAAGGCCAACGGAAGGCGTCCCCATCTTTGCGTTGGAGTCCCAGTTATTGACGATGTCCGGGTTACCTCCGGACTCGACACCAATACGGTGCAGGACCGTTCCCAGAGCACTGGAAGGGAGACGCAGCATAGACAGGGCCGACTTAGCGACTGGCGCCCAACGCTGAACACCCTTACCCGATCCAGGCTCGGTGATGGAGTTGACTAGGTCGGGAATGTCAGCCTTGACCTTTGACCCGTTGTCGAAATCAAAAAGGCCCTTGGTGTTCGGTAGTGCTTCCTTTGCGTTGTCCAAGAAGCCGCTTACAACACGGCCCCCGTACTCGTAAGGAGAATTTATGATCTCCTTCACGACTTCCACGTTGTCAATCATGCGATTGAACGAACCGGAGAAGATATCCGCGATATCACCGAAAGCGTTCTGGAAAGTGTCGATCGGGTTAGAGATCGTGTCCCAGATTGCCCCGGCAGAGTCCTTCACTCCACCCCACAGGTTGTCCCAAACGGCCCCCAGGGTCTTCGTAGAGAAGACGTCCCCTAGGTAGGACTTACCTCGGTCGACAATGTTTCCATGACCCTTCCAAACGTCATCCATGAAGTAATCGGTCAACGTTGGGGAGAGGGCCCCTCCGAGAATACCGGCCACCTGACCAACAACATCAGGCGTCTTCTTGGCGAACTTGAAGACGTCATGCGTGAACCAGTCGAGCAGGTCATAGAACCTGTCTGCCGCAGCCGTACCACCAATGTGGGCCGACACGTCACCAGTCCCAAGAATGCCGCTCTGAGTAGACCCACCAAGGTCATCAGATGTGGCATCAAAGCCCATGGTCTTGAGCATTGCCGTGCCGATAGGCGCAATGTTCTGGAGCTGCTGAAGGTTCTTGAGTTCGTCAAGACCTATTCGGGCCCCACCACCAGAAGTACCCCGAGCATGGCGGGAGATCTTCCCTCGGACTGCCATAGCATTCCAAGCGTTGATCTTCTCCTCACCGATGGCATTGGTGACTTCTGGACGGAGAACGGCCTCACCAGGAGTCAGCAGGGTTGGGATTGAGTCCGCCCAAGGCTGGTAACCCGGCATGACATCCGTTTCCCGCATAAGACCACCACGGGCTCTGATCTTGGGATGCGTAGGCTTGGTGGGCTTGCCACCACCACCGCCACCAGGAGACTTCTTACCGATTCGGTCGAGAGCTCCATCAAGGCCGTCGCCCTGTTCCTTGGCATTCTTGAGGGCCTTCTCCAGATCCTTAACGGCATCCGTGACCTTCTTCAGGCTTCGGCCATTCAGGAGACCTACTCGACCCGCAAGGGACTTAGAGCCGGTGCCCATTCCAACGATCTCGTACGCCTTGTGGGCAGCGTCCTCGACATTGCCGAACTGGTCCTTCAGGGCCTTGAGGCTCTTAACCTTCAGCTTGTCGACGGCAGAGGACGTCTCCTTGACTGCCTTGGTCGTGCCGTTGGCTGCCTGAGTTGTGTTCTTGAAGTGGTCCCGAAGGGAAGCCAGAGAACGGCCGTTTAGGGCCTTTACAGCCTTGTCAGTGTTCTGTGTGGCCTTCTCCAGCTCACCGACTCGCTTAGTGGTCGTCTCGACCTGCTGAGCCCTTAGAGAGCCAAGCTTCCGGTCGTTGAGGTTCTTCGCCTCAGTACCGGCATCCTTGAACGCCTTCGTAAGGTGGTCGGCCTTCTCCTTGACCTTGGTCAGTTCCTGCTCAACCTGGGTCAGGTGAACGTCATTCAGACGTCCCGCAGCCTGGTGGGTATTCCCAAGAGACTGGTTGGCCTGATTGGCAGCACCCTGAACGGAGTTACGGCCATTACCACCAAGAGCGTCGGCAATCTGCCGCATGGTCGAGTTGTTTACATCCCTCAACTCGTCCCGAAGCTCAGACATCTTTCGCTGAGCCTTTTCAATCTCGTCCTCAAGCGCACGGATCTGACGCTGATCACCGCTGGTGTCTGCACCGCGAGAGCCAAAGACTCGGTCCACTACACGACGGCCAGCACCACGGGTGTCACCGCCGTTCTGACCTGTCCGCGTGTCCCGGTAAGCCTGACGGCCTGCCTGACGGGCAGACCTGCGGACACTGCCGCGAGTCATGCCAGCGTCGTTACGAGCCTGCCTACCGACCCGCCTAGCGTCCCGGCGGGACATGCCGCTGTCTCGTGCGTCCTGACGGGCTGTACGGCCTGCTGTACGGCGGACTCGGCGACTCGCAGAGTCGGAGTTCTCCCGTACCTCACGTCGAGCTGCGTCACGCGCGTCCCAACGGTCAGTGGCGTTTGCAGCCCTCTGACGGCTTCCACGTACCGCGTCATAGGTGCCGACGACTCCACGGCCGACCGCTCGGAGAGGACCGAGGGCAGCCCCACCAATCTTCAGGAGCTTTCCGAAGAGCTTGGAGAGAAGGCCAACGGCAAGAATCATTGGCCCCCACTGAACGAGGAAATTGCCAACGGCAATGGCAAGCTTGTCCAGCCCCGAGGACTTCACCCATCCAACGACCTGATCAATCATCTTGACGAAACGGGAGACGGAGTCCAGGAAGGAACCGAGGAACTTCTTAACGTCAGGCGCGTACTTCTTCGCCATGTCCTGAACCTGATTGAGGATGCCGCCCTCGTTGCGGTAACCGACAAGGGTTTGTTCACCCTTACGGTCGTACTTGTACATGGGCACCTTCTTGCCCATGATCTTCTCGCCAAGACTGGTGTAGTCGTACTTGCCAGTCTTCTTGTCCTCCTTGATGAACAAGTTGCCCAGCTCGAACGTGGCCCGTTCCTTCATCTGCTGGACTCGGCCGGTAATCGTCTGACTGGTCAGCTTCTCGGCGAAGCCCTTGGACCCGTCACCCTTCTGGTGACCCTTGTACTCGTCAGGGTTCCAGTAGTTCAGAAGGGCATTCATAATTTCGGTGCCCTGGACGCCTGCCTTAACGCCCTTCTTGGCCTTGTTGGCAGGAGTACCAACGACCTTCCAAAGCTCCTGAGAGTTCTTGAACCCAAGGAGGTGAGCCAACTCAGAAGCAGGCATACCCGAAGCCGAAGCAAGCTGCTTAAGGTTTCGGGTCGGAGCCCGGTCCATGTCCATGATCATATCCATGGCGTACATAGCCCGGCGGAATTGCTCAGGGTCGAGGTTTCCCGCACGAGCCATCGAGTCACCGATAGCCATAATCAGGTCAGTGGTCTTGCCCGCAGCCTTGTTAGCGGCGTTCGTGCGTACGTCAGGATCCTTTGAGTACCACTTCTTATCCGAACCAGCCACGGAACGAATCAGCTTCATTTGGTACTCATGCATGACGTCAATGCTGTACGGCGTGTTAATGGCGTACTGCTGGATTGCGGTCATCTGCTTGGCAGATTCCTTGGTGGATACGCCAGCGGAAGTCAGACCAAGCTGACCAAGAAGCCTCTTGTCTGCGTTCGTGATGCCAATAGCCGAAAGGGCAGTACCGGCCATCGCCAGAGGAGCAAGGAACTTGGTCGAGATCAGGTTTCCAGCCTCGGTGATGCTCGTACCAGCCTCGTGGAACCAAGTTCCCATGTTCTTGAGGCTTGTTTCAGTACGCTTGAACATGGATGCAGTAGCCGTATTGGCGTCGGCGATAGACCGACGAAGGCCCCGGATATCAGACCGGGCCTGGAGTATGGCGCTCTGCTGGTCACTGATCTGCTGCTGAATAGCCGTCCGCTGTGCGGTGGCCTGAGCACGAATATCTGCAACCTGCTGCCGGACAGCATCCCGCTGAGCCTGGACCTGCTGACGAAGCGCTTCTCTCTGTGCCTGTACCTGCTGCTGCTGAGCACGCTTCTGGTCAGTGACCTGCTGCCGCTGCTGCCGGTCGGCATCCTGCGTCTGCTGACGGGCCAGGCGCTCGGACTCCCTGACACGGTCCTTCTCCGCCTGGAGGCGGTCCTTAGCGGCCTTCTCCTCCTGCCGGACAGTTTCCCTGAGGGCCTGCTTAGTCGTACCAGTGGCTTCCTCGGTCATGCCCTCGTACGACTCGTAAAACTTCCGAAGCTCAGCAAGTCGCTTCTTAGCCTGTTCGCCGTACTGCTTGGTGACGAATTTTTCCAGCTCAGCAATCGTCTCCGCAGAGTCCTTAGCCTCTGCTTCTACGGCCTGCTTAGCCTTCGTGGCCTGCTTCTTGACTTCCTTCGGGAGATTGGCCAGACCCTTGGTTACGGCCTCGTTCATCTCCTTCGAGGCAGCAAGACCGATCTTCTCAAGTTCGCCGGTGATCTTTCCGCGAAGCTCTGCCATGTCCTTAGCAAGAACCTTAGGAACGATCTCAACGTAACCAGTACCGACCTTGATAGGTCCGCGCTCACTCGACATGGAGCCTCCTAAAGCGAATTCATCCGCCCGAAGAAGGCCACCACTTCATCATTGGACGAGAAGTCAGATTGGGGCTCGGGCTTGGGCTCCGGATCGCCGGGCCTCGTAAGGGGAGAGGGAACTTCAAGGTCGTCGCTTTCACTGGCATTCGCCTTGATGAAGAGGAAGTTAGAAAGCTCGGCGGCATCACTGAGACGGGCCAAGAGGTAGTCCGTCTCGGACCACGTTGCCCGTTCATCCATAGCCATCAGGAGAGTGCTCCTGCCCGGCTTACGCATAAGGGAGTCAATGAGAACGCCGATACGGCGAATGGAGAGCCGTCCGCGCCAGAGGTCGAGTAGATCCACCTGGTAGAACTCCAGGAGATCAGCCTCTAGTTCGTCGTGGAACTCACGAATGACGCGAACGACTGCGATCAGTTTCCCTCGTCACCATCCCGACCACGGGCCTCGGACATCTTGTCAACGAGGGTGCCGAAGTCCTCAATCGTGGGGTTGGTGGCGAGGTACTCAGTGAACTGGCTCTCACCAAGGACAAGGCGAGTCGCCTCAATCTCGTCATCCGTCATCAGGAGCGCAAGAGGGAGCTTCTTAGGGTCCGTCGGCAGAGTGAACGTGATTCCGGCGTGCTGAAACGAGACCTCTTCGTTCAGGGCCTCAGCCTCCACCGCCTCCAGCTTGGCGGTAACGGCCTTCTTAGCGGCAGTCTTACGAGGAGGGCGAGGGGAAGTGTTCTCAGCGGTCATGGGGTCTCCTGGAAAGCTTGGGTGGGGTAAGAGAGAGAGGGTGCCGGGGACGTATCCCTGCCCCGGCTCAGGGCATCACTTACGGGATGATGTCGTCGTTGGTGAGCACGTAACCAAGGTTGCCGTTGTAGTCCATGGCCTCAATGGTCAGTTCGTACTTACCGTTCTCGGTCCGGTTAAGCTGGATAGCGCCACGGTCCGAAATCATGGCGCGAGGGATGACGCACCGGGACTTGATGGCACCCTGATTCCAGTCAATGACAAGAGAGATTTCCTTCAGGTCGGGAGTGCTGGAAAGGTTCAGCTTGAAAGTCCCGGAACCCACGGAAGTCTCTACCCACTCGGCACCCCAGAAAAGTTCTGTAGTTACCTCGTTCGTCTCCTGGAGAGTGGCCTTAATGGAGAACGAAGCCGAAGTGACGTTGTACAAAACTGGCACCGCGGACTGCCATGCATTTACCGGGTTGGTCTGAATAGCGGGAGTCAGAGTGACGCCGCCTTCGTCGACATACCCGAGGGGCTTGTAACCGGCTGGGGGAGTGGTAGTCCCCAGATCAGTAGGCGGAACGGTGCCGCCTCCACCCTGAACGGGTGCTGGAGCGACGTAGATAGATCCGTTGGGGGCAAACCGAATCTTGCTCGGATCATTGGCCATAGGGCCTCCTGGGGGCATAAAAAAAGCCCCCCAGTGATGGAGGGCTAAGACAAAAAGGGATCAGGCGGAGGTGTAGTAGATCTCGACCTCTCCGCCGTACATGTGCTCTCGGGACGAGTCATCTGGGTAGTAGCGGGGAAGGGCGATGTCCTTAACGTCAAGGATCAAAGCACCTGCAACCGCCTTGCCTGGAAGCTCTTCTAGGAGCTTCTCCCGCACCAAAAGGGCGAGGTCGATACAAGCCTTACGGTCCATGCCATAGACGTCGTACTCGACGTGGGCGCAATCCTCAGCGTCCCGTACATGGCGGTAACCGCCCGAGGTCTCCAGGTAGATGCAGGTTTCCCCGGTCACATGCTCTGTCATGTCACCAAGGGGAGCGTCAGAGGGGATCTCTGGATGGTTCCTGAGGAACGAGACCAGGATCTCAACTGGATCGAGCTTCATTAAATCCTCGCCTTCAGCAAGGCGCCCTTGAGCCAGCGACGGCCGGGATGCCTACGGCCGGATCTATCGGTGAAGCCTCGTTCAATCAGCATGGCGTGACGTACTCGGTCGTTCGCTTCGGTATAGACACCGGCGTACCAACCGTCACGGTCCATAGCAACCACAGAGTCAATCTGTTCTCTGATGGAGTTCCAAGAAGTCTTGCCCGCAGCACCACGGCGGGGAGCATCTCCCTTGGCGTATGCCTCAATGCGTTTGGTCGCAAGCTCTAGAAGTTCCTTCGTACCGAACGACGTATAGAGTTCCTTCTCCCAGTTCCTCCGAAAGGTGACCTTGCCTCGGGATTCGCTCATCGGATATCCCTCCAAGCCACCAGGCGGATATGTCGACGTGACGTCTGGGTGTGGTGTCTTGGCTCTCCCTCTACCTCATACCAGTGCCCTTCGAGATAGAGCCTGTCTGTGGCAGTCACGTCAGCATCGACGGGAAGGAAGACAGCACGTCGTTCCTGGGAGATGTCACGAGCAGGAGAATAGGACTCATAGGCGCTATCGGGCTGGACGCTCCCAAGGCCTTCCCAGACCTTCACGGCCTGGGTCCAGTCCGGCTTGGACGTGTACGCGTTCTGAGCCTTCACGCTCGTACGCCAGACCTCGACGGGGTCAGTAGCCGTAAGCATGGGGGCCCTCCCTCCGGAGGGTCATGACACCGACACCACGGCGCCGGTACGACTTCAGAGCCGTCCTGGTGAGGGCTGAGAGAGCCTGAGTACTGGAAGCGCCTGAGAACTCGATCTCGACCTCTCCCACGCGCTCTTTGGAGACACCAGGAGAGACGGCAAGCCACCGCATGACCTCAGAACAGGTGATGGCCTTGAGGGAGGCCGGGGACGTCGGGAAGCCCCAGGACGCTGTAAGCGTCACGAGGCCCTCAGGCCAGTAGCTCAGACCGTCCGTGAACACGAGCTGCCTGCCGTTGAAGGTCCAGCCGGTCACGGCCTGGCCCTCGACCTCGACGGCCGAGACGGTCATGAAGGTCAGGTACCGAGCCGGTACGGAGAGCCGACATCCGCCGTCGGCGTACACCCCAAGCTCTTGGTCCTGGCGCCGGTCCATGTCCCTACCGCAGTAGTCCTCTATAAGGCCTGTGACGTCCTCAAGGAACGCAGAAATACGGGGGGATTCATCCTGAGAGACGGGCTGCCCAAGACGGGCAGCCACGTCCTCTACAGAAGCCAATGGCATTCTGACCTCCCTAACTAGCTAAGGGAGATCAGGGGGTCTCCGTGATGGTGATCTTCAGACCACGGACGAACTTCTCACCAATGGTCGTGCCCCGGACGTTGTAATCAGGGTCTTCCTTGACGGTGGCAATGCCGTACATGGTGTCAAGGCCGATGGTGTCCATCTTTTTGCCGTAGTCGTAATCGACCAGCATTCGGGTAGCGATCCCGTTCACGTCCTGGACAGAACCAGTAACCGCACCCATTGGCAGGGCCGGGCAGACCGAAGCGATGAGCATCGCCGACTTGTGGAAGAGGTACATCTCCAGACCGAAGGAGTTGTGAACCACGATGTCGAAACCGTAGATACGGCCAATCGTGGCCCGACGCAGAGCGTTGGTGTCACCGGAGTAATCCACGGCAACAAACTCGGGGTCCTTCAGGAGGATTGCCTCAACCTCAGGACCAGCAATGAGGTATCGCTCACTGGTAGGCACAAGGGCAAGGTTCATGTTCATTCGGGCGTCGACAAGCGCCGTACGAATGTTGAGGGCTCGCTGAGTAAGCTTCGCCGCCGTGCCGTCCGCAGCCGGAATAGAAACCGCGATGTCACCACCAACGGCGTTCTTCTGGCCAGTGGTCAGAGACGACCGGTTAATGTTCGCCTTGATAAACGCTGCAACAGTGTCATCGAAGTACTCGGCGAAACCCCTGGTGAGCTTCGAGAGGACCTGAGCACCGAACTGACGGAGGTCGAATGCAACCGACTCCATACCCAGCGAAGTAGCGTTCTGGGCCAGCGTGGTGAGCTGGACCGGAAAACGAGATTCGTTGACGAAGCCGTTAGGCGCCCGACGGTCGGCCGCAGGAAGCGGGCGGTCCGAAGCCGCCGCAAAGACGTTCTTGTCACCCGTGATTGGGTTCACGATCGGGTTGGAGATACCACCAGCCACAACCGGAATACCGCGAGACTCGCGGTTCACGTTGATGACGTCACCGATCCCACCACGGAAGTTCAGCTCAGAGTATCGAGCCGGAAGACCACCAAGGGTGAGCTGTCGGTCAAGGATGCCCAGTGCAGCAATGGTCACCTGAACTGGGTCAAGATTAAAGTGATGCTGAGTAGCCATTCAGCCTCCAAGAGGGCATAAAAAAAGCCCTCCAGGCGTGGAGGGCTGAGAAGAGGGAGGGGAGAGGCTTAGAGGAAAGATCCCCCGGAAATGAAGTCCGCCAACTCGTTTGGATCGTTGCTGGTGAACTTGCCGGTGCCACCCCGGTTATGACCGGCGCCCGCAAGATGCGGGAACCCCGATCCGGAATTCTGCTTAGGCAGCGACTCAATGAACTGCTTGACCGCATCCGCATTGGGACGCTCGTTCTCGCCCTTGAACTGGGCAAGGTCCAGAAACTTGAGGTCGGGAAGCTCCGCACCAAGAGTCACGGCCTGAAGCCGAAGTTCTGCCGTGACCAGCTCCGTAGAGACCTCTCCGAGCGCGGACGTCCGGCCCTCGGTCTTAGCGGCCTCAATGGCTGCCTGCTGGGCTGCCTGGAGCTGCTGAAGCTCTGTGCGGGTGGTGTTGTAGTTCGTCTCGTTCTGGCGAGAGAGCGCCTTCCACCGGTCCCGGTCGGTAGTCAGCTCCTCAACAGTCGGCGTAGCCGGTGTAACCGGCGGAACCGGAGGAGTGACCACAGGAGCTACAGGAGGATTGCCCTCGGTAGTGGCTGGGGCCTGCTGACCAGGTTCATTCTGAGTCGTCATATGGGATTCCATTTCGGAAGGGACCTAGCGCCATTTCGGCAGGTCGTTACTTGGCCTCGTTGATCTTCCGGTTTGCATTACCGGCGTTGCCCTGAGGGGGCTTGGAGGCGGAGGGGTTCTGAGGTTCCGGCTGTGGCAGAAGCTTTTGGATTTCAGCCTGTGCCTTAGCGTCGTCCTTACGCATTTCGCGGAAGGAGTCGATTTGGGCAGCGGTGAAACCAGCCTCAGACCAGAGAACCTCTTCAGGCACATTGAGCTGCTTAAGCTTGAGCAGGGCATCAATGTGTTGCGCTTCAGTTCTGTACTCGGGATCACGCCAACGAGTTTCCATCTCGAAAGCGTCCTTGCGCTTGTCGCCCTTCACGGCGAAGCACAAGCGGATGATCCTTTCCCAGGACTCACCGAAGTGCAGCATTCGTTCCCGGACCTTGGCCACGAGTCCAGCCTCAGCCGAAATGATGGCCTCACCGGAGATAGTTCCGGAGGAGTTGACCAGGAAGTAATGGGACGGTACCCGGCTAACACTCGCAAGGTGCTGGACGAGCATGTCTACGAGGGTTACGTAATTCTTGAGGTCAGCAGCAGCGAAGGAACCAAACTTGGCGTTAGGGTCCTCGGCCTGCAAGAGCTTGTCGTGACCGACGTTGAACGGCTCAATGGGATTGCCGTTAGCGTCCTCCTGGATCTCCAGGCCGGTCACAAAGCGCTGAGGGAAGGCAGCAAACTCGGAAGCCGTCAGAGCGTCCATGACGGTCTTGTTGATGGCATCCTGAATGGGAATGACGTTAGCGAGATCAGAGAACGGCTCACCTATCAGGCGAGAGCGGTTCTCAAATGGCACCACAGGAACGACACCCAATGGGTTGGGCTGCCTCGTGCCTCGGTCCCATTCAAGCGTTCCGTAGGCAACCTCGTAGACGTATTCCTCAGTCCACAAGGTCACCTGCTGACGGCCCCATGAGTCCATCTCGAACCGTGCTGCGGCCTCCAGCTCCCAGAGGGAACCGGCCTTGTAGCAGACGGCCATACGGTCAGGCGATACCGGCGTAATCGTCGGCTCCCCATCCTTGTCAGCCCAGACAACTGCGTAGGCCTTGCCCTGGATCAGGGCTTCAAGGTGAACCGAGTTGGAGTAGGCATCCATGGAGGAGCGCTGCCAGAAGACTCGTGCGTCCTTGTCGGTACCCGACTCACCAGGGATACGAAAGCTGTCGACGTTGAGACGCTCGTTCGTGGCATCCACGATCATGCCGCAGAAGTTGTCTCGCCACTGTTCAAAGACGCTGGAGAACGCAGCCTTATAGCGCATCTGAGAGAACGCTAGCTTCTGCTGATCGCCCTGGTAGTACTTGCTGAAGTCCTTAG